CAACAAGATCATCTACTTGCTCATCGGCAATATTAATTTCAAGGACCGGTGCTCCCAGTTGCCTTTTACAATAATTGATTAAATCTGATCTACTTGCTGGTTGTGCCATATATTCACAAGTTTCCTAGTTGTATTTAGGTTTATTGTATAGCTGTATTATACACATAAATGTTTCCGTTTACTAAAGGATACGTTGAAGACCCAATAGAAACTGAAATATCATACATATATCTACCTTGATCTAATGCTGTAGTCTGAGTATCTGTCAAGGATGCCTGTAATACTCCCTCAGAAGCATTTATTATTGACATTGAAAATGAAGTATGTCCACCAGAACTAGCACCAATCCCAAGTGATTTTTTTAATTTTCCTACCACAGAGTAGCTAGTGAGATTAAAAGCACTACTTGAAGTATTTTTAACATTAAAGACACTTGTAAAATCTGTGCCCCCGTAGATTACTAAATTAGCACCATAAGGAACTCCAGAGTCTGGATTGAAGGTGATTGTATTAGATGCCATCTACTATTCCTATTAGTTTCATTGTCTCTTGCTGTTTATAATATAATTTGCAAAAAGACTTTGCAATATTCTTTAATTCATCACGATTATCGCAACTATCTATCTCTGATGCCAATTTGGCATATGCAAATTGTTTTGATAGGTTGCTTAGTTCGATTGTATCAGGATCCATGTATTAACTCCTTTAGTAGAGATTTAATTTCTTTTAATTCACTCTTCATATTAGCAAAATCATCCTCAATATTCTGTATCTTATCATTCCTTTCAGATTTGACTTCACGCCTAGAAAGATACTGTTGATATTCGAGAGTGTTCACATTTAATACTGCATTTGTAGAAGGATCTCTTGCGAGATCCTTATGACCTTCTAATTCGTAAAAATCCATTATGCTAAAGCAATTACTCTTAGGTCTTTAATTCTAGGAACAAAAGACTGACTCCTAGATGACAGTGAGATTTTTATCCTATATGTTCTGAATGAAGGAAGTTGATCAACTGTAAATGTATACTCTCTAAAATCAAGTTTTTCACTATCAAATGAACGAGCAATTGATTTTGTAATGAAGGAATCAGATTCTCCATTATTATTTTCTGAGGCAATTACTTGACCTCTAGAATTCAAGTTTGAATATCCAGGGAATGGGATAAATATTGGATCGAGTCCAATTTCATTATTTACTGAATAAAGTGCTCTAATATCTGCATCATCACCAATGTGTGCAGATAATATAACTTTAATTGATGATGCAGAATTTTCAATAACAATCTCTTTTGATATGTATTGACATGCTGTAGGATCTGAGGTAATGGTACTGACTCTAGAATCAGTTGCATAATTTTCAATAATGTTATTGACCCTATTGGAAGTTACAATTACATTTACTCTTTGAGAGTCAATAACAGGACTCAATCTACTATCAGTAGTGTTCAGTGCAAGACTCATTTGCATTGATTTATTGCCAGCAATATCAGTCAATTTCAAATCTTCATTTACTTTAGATGCAATCATCCTTGGAGTATCAAAATAATTTTTTTGATTAATCGTGATGTCCTCAAATCCAGAATCAATAAATGGAATTTCATTGCCACTAAAACTCTTACTGGTAGTTGTTCTCAATTGAGAAGTAATATTTGTTCCAGTAACCGTTAGATTTTGAACTTGTGGAGTAATAACTTCAAATGGCATATTTTGAGTAGCTCTTATATTTTTCCCACCAGTTGACTTTGTGCTTCCAATATAAAGTTTTGGATGCCCAATATCAGTGCTTCTATCAGTTCCTGTAGTTGCACTCATGTCAATTTTAACTTTATATGAATCAAATGTAAATGGATTTGTCTGTGTTACATTATTTAAGTTGTGGGATGTATTAATTCTTTGAAGATTAATACCTGAGTTTTCATACTTATATACTGGAGTTCCAACAGGATAAGTTCTTGAATCAGTACCTCTGACAATATTACCACCAATTGTGTTTCCAGAAACATTTGTATACTGAATAATTTCTTCACCAATTAGTAGATATCCAACATTGGTGGTTCCAACTCCAACTCCCTCAAAAGTTGAGAATGTCGTTGCTGAACCAACTGCTATTGCTCCAGTAGAACCAGAAAGAAGTTCAGCAGTTAATTTACTCGGTCTAATATCTGGAAGGACTCCGGAAATTTTAACTATATTATCTGCAAAATACATTCCATGGTTTTGATGATTAACCACAAAATGAGTTCCATCAGAATCAACATTAATTGTTGAAATTTGAACATCTCCACCAGTTCCAAGACCAACAGATCCAGAAGAATTTAGTTCTGTGGTAATTCCCAAACTATTAACATACATCAGAGTTTTTGCTGCACCAACCACAAATTCACCTTGAACATTATTAAATATAAGTTCATTGGTGACCCCAATTCCTGTAATTGTCAGTCTTGCATTAGTGCCAACTGATGCTGCTCCAATGGTATTAATACCAAGAACATCACCGACTTGATATCCAGATCCTCCATTGTTTGAAATTGTTGCTCCACCAGCAACAATACTTCCATTTACAATACTAATGTCTGCAGTTGCACCTCTACCATTACCAGTAAGGGTGATTAAATTTACTCCAGAGAAAGTTTGACTTCCATCTGCAGGAGTATATCCAAGACCAGCATTGCTGATGGAAAGATTGCCCACTGCAGATGCAGCTACTCCCACAAGATCTCCAGTTGCATTTGTTCCTTGCTGTGAAAATGTGTTTCCAATTTCATAAGAATCTGCCACTGTGGTTCCAAGACCAACTCTAATTTGCCTAGAGTTCATTATAATTGAATCTGGAAGGAGTTTTGGAATTTGATTATTCCCTCTCGTAAGTTCTGGACTGTAGAATTCTACAGATCCATTTTCGAGGAAGTCTGCTCTATAAAGAGTAAACTTCAAATCTTCCCATTGACTTGGTTCCCACGTAGTTCCGTTTTGAGACTTGAATAATGATCCAAGATATGGTTGATTTGAGATAAATGCATCAGTTATAAGATCATTTTCACCAACCCTTGAAATATAAACACTATACTTAGTGGAGTTTGATAATAAAGTTACGGCATATTCAGTCAGACCTTCAACATAAACGGGAGCCTTAAACTGAATATTAGTTGCAATAGATCCATCGGAAGAAGTTTGAATATCATCTGGATCTAAAACAACTTCGGAGAATGGAAGAACTCTAGTTGATGGTAGTCCATTTACAATAGTTCTAAGTTGGATGATAACTGGAATATCCATATCATCTTTTGATCTAAAGAAAACATCACAACTAGACAAGAATACTCCTGTAGTGTCTTCAATTATAAATGATTGTGATAGAGGATCTCGTCCACCACCCCATCTCCGTGGAGGTGGTGGAGGATTGTTAAATCTAGTTCCGACCTGTTGAGTTCTTGTTCTCTGACCAATAACTGTGCTACTAACAATTTCCGTTCCAAGATTTCTAGTAGTGTCTTCACTTTGGAACTGTTCTTGATTTTCAACTCTTGCATTTCTAACAGAAATAATATTTTCTTGAACTGTTTCTAAAGTTCCTGTAGAAGAAAATCCTTCTTCTGCAATAGTAACAGACTGATTCTGATTATTGTCAATATCATCGGTTAAGGTAAATACTTTACTTCCAGTTTCAAATTTGGGGAAACTTATATTATTGGGATCTGGGATATAGAAGCTACCAATTAAAGCAGCTGACACATCAGAAATAAGTCTTACATTTGAAACTTTTGCAATAGCACCACTTGTTTGTCCACGAAGAGTTATTCCTTCTTGAACCCAACCATAATATTGACCTTGTGCCTCATTAGAAAGTGAGAAAGTGTCAACATTTAAAATAGTTGATGTTGATGAGTATGCACCAGACAAATCTTGAGAATTGTATGGATTTTTACGGAAAATTTTTGTTGCAGAATCGTATGGTCCTTCTTTATGATTGGACTGTGCAACTCTAAATTGAATAAATGGAGAGGATGAAAGAACATTTGATCCAACATCTCCAACAACGGGATTGCTTGAAATTACAGTTTCTCCAATTTCAAAAACTCCAGATTCCATTGTAATTTCAAGCAATTTTGGAACACAATATCTGGAAATATCTACTCCATCAAAAAATGCATATAATCTAGTAAGTGGTTTTACTTTTTTGGCAACAAACTCAACATTTCTAGATCTCATGAATGGAATGAGATCTCTACTCACAACTCTATCACCTACTGATTCACGATCAAATTGTTCTGTTACAATAGTTCTAGTTCCAGTTCTATCATTAGTTCCAAATTGTATTGATGTTTGGAGATCTTCCAGAACAACATTATCAGTAACAGTTCTAGTTGACCAACTTATAGCATTTCCAGATCCCCGTATAATAGTGCTAGGAGTGTTCTGAATGACTCGTTGTCTTGTAGATTCAACAACATCAATGCCGACCCAATTAGTTTCCCATGAATTCCATAATATTGGACCAAATCCTGTTTGGGGATCGATAGTTCCATTTTCGACCATGTTGCTGAAGGTTTCTGCGTAGTTGCCTTCTGTTTCAATAATTTTTGCTTCAAGTCTTGCAGTGTCAACCCAACTATCACTTGCGGGAGTCAATTCTAATGTTCCACTCCAAAAACTAATCAAGAAAGGAGTAACACTTTCAGTTCTTGTGCCAAAACTTTGCTTAATATATTCAACTTCAGCATAGTCAAGTGTTACAATATCATTTTGCTTTCTAATATTGGTTCCTTCTACTGTAGAAAAATTTAAGTCGGCAGTTGGATCTATATCTATAACTGGACCAAAAATCATATCAACAGAGTTAGTATAGTGTCTTGGTCTCAATTCATTATATTTTCTATCAATCGAATTATTGAGTTTAAAAGTATCTTCTTGTACTAAGAAATCATTAAAGTTGTCTACAAAAAATCCAGACTTAAATCTATTTAAACCATCATTATCAGTAATAAAAAGATTAGCAGTTTCTTTTTCAAGAAGAGAAAGAGTTGTGTAATATTCAAGACTCTTGATTCTATTTTCAAGTTCTTTAATATCTTTCATTCTAAATCTTTTATGCTGTAAGAATGAAATTTTTGCATCTTTCACATTAGTAAGATATGCTGGAAGTTCTACTCTACAAACTTCAAGTGCATCATCAACTGGATCTGGTCTCTGAGGATTATCCGATGGAGTTCCATAAACAACTTGGAATTTTCCACTTTTTGATAAAAATACCCTATCAATTCTTCCTTGATAATAAGAAATATTACTTAGGATAGATTCATCAGAGGCTAAAGGATTTGCTGCAGATTGTCCAGATGCATTAAATGCTCTTCCAAAAAACTCAAGTGGGGATCTTAAATTTTCGGTCACTTCATAATTAGAGACTCTAGGTCTAATGTCAATAATATCAGAATTTCTAAATATATTAATTTTCTTAATTTCTTTTGCATAGTCAAACTGTCTATATGAGTTGACAGTTGTTATGTCTCCATCATCTGTATTTGAGTATGATGCGCTTGCAAAATAAATTTTAATTTGTTTTGATGGAGATACGGAATCACTCTTTCTCTTAATTGTTCCATGGTCATAGAAAGTAATTTCCTGTCCTGTTTTAAATGTATAATTGGAAGAAATATTAAAACTAGGGGTAGATAGAGACGATACTAATGAATTGGAGTTTGATTCTTCAAACTCTACAGTTTCTCCCTCTAATAAAGAAATTTCATTTTTATAAAGAAAAGAAATTGTTGAATCATTTAATTTTTCTGCGATTATACCAACAGCACCACTTGTTTGTCCAACAAATTTTTCTCCAATCAATAATTCTGATGTTGTAGTAGAATTTGTAGTAATTGATTGTAAAATAACCTGAGGACAAGATGGTGAAGAAGTATCTGCTGATTCAAAAACTCCATGAATTTCAATAATATCTGGAGTATTTAATGAAATTATTTCATCTTCAACTCTCACACCAAAGGGATAATTACCATAAGTCAATCCATTATTTAAGGTTGTTGTACCAATCCCAGAACCAGCAAATTTTGACTTATTTACGATAATAGAATTAACTCTATTTTTAATTTTTTCTTTTGCCTTTGGTTTTACTTTACGAAGAGTTGCAATTAAAGTTGCTCCAGTATCATTACTTCCAAGACTACGAATTTGTAAAGTGTCTCCATTAGTAGAAATAGTAAATTTGTCATCACTCAATGCTTCTGTAGATCCATCTGATCGGATTAAAAGATATCTTTCCTCATCAAAAGGCAAGAATGATTCGTTTGTATCTGCTTCAAGTTGGGTAGACAACTCATTACTTACAATATTTACAGTAAAAGTTTTTCTGATGACCAAAGAAGTTTCTGCAAGATCTATATTTGAAACATTTACTTTGGGTAAAGGAGTAAACAGAGAATTATCAGAAGATGTTGCTAATTGAGTAGTAAGAACTTTTAAATCTGTTATACTCAATGTTGATGATGGCAAGAATCCACTAGAAATTCCTGTGACAGCAGAAACACCTTCTACAGAAATATCTGATGTTCCTACACTAGTAACTCTAGCTATAATTGGATCTCCATTTAATCCAGCAGTTGTATCACTATATTGAATTAAATCATTTTCCTTCACAAGAGTTCCTGGGAAAGATTTATTTGCACTCTTAATAGTACTAATTCCATTAGAAAATGGACTTACTGTAGCAATTCCAACAACAAACTTAGTAGATTGGATTACATCCGCACTAAAAGTGTTAATTCCTACTGTTCCATTATTTGTTCCATATACGGATTTGACATCAGAAATACCATGTTCAGTAACAGCTATGGCAATTCTACCGTCATCAATTCCATTAAATGTTAATTTTTCATTTGGTATAAAACTTCCACTTGTTTCATACACAGTAATTGCTGTTCCTGCAGAAACTGAATGTCTTAAAAAACCCGTAGCTCCACTATTATCACCTTTAACAAATGTGGGAATTGATAATGTATGTGGTTGGTTTAATGCAATATCTGTAATTGTTTGAACGTCATATAATGCAAGGTTCCACTCATTCTCATCCGAATTAGAAGTACTGTAAGATCCAGATTCTAATTTGAAGTCATATATTCTTGCAACTCCAACTTCATTTCCAGGAAGAGTTTCTGAACTACTACCAACTCTTTGATCACGTAAACTTACAAAATAAGTATTTCCAATTCCTATTGTTGGTGCTCTATAAACTCTATTAAGTTTTAGTGTTGGTCCGGTGCTGTAAATTATATTTTGATCATTAATCGTTCTTGTTGTTCTTGGTTTAGATACATCAAGATAAGTAGCATTAGTGGTTTGGATTTCATATCCTTTAATATAAGCTTTTCCAGGAGAAATTTTATATAATGCAAGATCATCAGAAACAGTTACTCCACCGGGAGAAAATTGACCTACATTAAAAATTCCACCATTGCCAAGATTGTCATTTAAAGATTCTACAGAACTAACATCAAAAGCTTTTACATAATAATTACCAGACTCATCAAAGGTTCTTCTTGCAAGAGTATCTTCTAAATCATTAAATCCGACGCCACCTCCAAAAATAGATGGTCTAATTTCATCTTGAAGTACACCATTAATTACCGTTGCAAGTAAAATAAAATTATCATCATTAAAATCATCAAGTGATTTTTTAAATAAACTTACACTAATTTTAAGCCTATCTGCACCTGGCGCAGCATAATTATTAAATCCTTGGGAGTTGTCGTTGAGAGTCTCATCAAGATCGGAATTTATAATCTCTTCGTTTACAAATAATCCAATTCTGTAACTAGGACTATTTGAATATTGATCAAGAATTAAAGTTTCTCTAGATACGTTGACAAAATTTCCCCGTATAAAATATACCCCTTCATCAATTTGAAATGCAGATCCTGTTTCAGGTGCATTATTTTCTATTGTTGATGCAAAAGGTGATCCGGGAGAAATAATAGTATTTCCAAGAAGTCCGGATGTTATTGTTTCATTAGATGAAATTTGCTCCCCATCAAAAAAAGTTTGAGATGAGTTATTTCCTGTACTGGAAGAAAGATAGTTGACATAAAGAGTTAAATTTCCATTTTCAGAATCTTCTGGAAAGAGAATACTATCAACAAAGGCAGTCACTCCTGATCTTTGTCCAGTTATTTTTGCACCAACTAACTGATCAATATAAGCAGATACAGGAACACCTTGGAATGAATTATTTAATTGAATACAATAATATATTCTATTATATGAAATATTTCCTGGAATTACTTTAGCACCTTCTTTAAAGAAGTGTTGCCCAAATCTTTCAATTTGATTTTGCAATACAGATTGGAGAGATGTTAATTCTCTTGCCTGAATTGGATATCCAGGTTTAAATAATACCTTGTGATAATCGTTTGTAGAATCAAAATCATCAAAGTAGGGAGCTACATTGAGGTTCGTTTGTTGTGGCATAATTCTTTAGAACTGCAAAATAACTTTTATGTCTTCCTTTTGATTTGACGATCTTGTTATAGATGGTCTATTATCAACGTAAATTATATTTCCAGAATGCTTCTTAACTTCTGGATTGGCAACACCACTTGTAAAGGTTTGACCAAGGTAGTATGTACGATTATTTATTACCGTAGATATACCGGTAAAGGAATCGTCAATTGTTAGATTAGTACCTGATGTCGGTATTATTGTCAGTGACCCCCCAGTGCCAGGAGATGATGTAAATTCATTAAGGTCAAATCCATATCGAGGTTGAGTTTGTGCAACTCCAACTGTACTAAATCCAGCAAGAGAACGATCTTGCCAATACTTAATAACACCAGTATTTTGATCATAACTTACAACTCTACCAACAGCTGTTGTACCTGTAGATACTGTTTGAGTAAAATAAGAGTCTGCAGTAAACGTAGCAGTACTATATCCTGCTCCGACTAATTTAAGTGCTCCAAGAGCACTTACTTTATCTGCAGACAATAAACTTGATGAACCAAATTGTTGTGGATTTTCTACTACTCCAACTCTTGCGATTTGATTTCCAGTTATGAAATCTGGATTATTATTATCATTTTCAATTCTAGAATACATGAGAACATTATATGCTCCCAATTCTCTATAGATATCCGCACCATGGCCACCTTGTGGTGAAATAATAACATTAAATTCTGGTCTTGTTGTACCGGTTGGGACTCCACCTGCTACAATATCAACAGTTCCGTAGGTATAATCAGATCCTTGATTCGAAATAGTTACAGAACTAACTTGTTGATTACCATCAATAGTTATTGTACACTCTGCATTGGAACCATCACCTTTAATGGGAACAGACGTGTAAGTGGCATTTGCTGTGCCAAGACCAACACCCCTATTGACAATAGTTGCAATTTTAATAGATCCATCAACTGCATTATCTCTAACAGGTGCATTATCGGTTGATGTCTGCCAATCAGTTGGGACTGGCATATAATCAGTAGACTCAAATTTTGCAACATCACTTGGTTTAATAGTATACAGATATTTCC